CAACAACGGCGACATTAGCTTCTACGAAGATACTGGCACGACTGCGAAGTTGTTCTGGGATGCTTCTGCGGAAGCGTTGGGTATTGGTACTAGCGGTCCTTCAGCTAAGTTAGATGTCAACGGTGAAGTATTCGTATCGCCCAACACTGCGGGTAAAAATACATTCCAACTAACAACTAACGCCAGTAATGACGCTAGATTAAAAATGTTGTCAGATACAACCACAAAGGTTGATATACAGGCAAACGGAACTTCATACTTTAATGGCGGGAACGTAGGTATTGGCACTAGCAGTCCAGATGGTAGTTTGGATATTGAAAAAACTGTTAACACTGCTTGGTCAAGCTCTCTTAGAGCAAATGACTTTTTACAAATTAGTAACCCTTCTACAACATCAGGTGCGTACAGTGGTATTGAATTAATTGCTACTGGTACAGGCTCAGCAGGTGCGGCAGAAATAGTTTGTATTGACTCTGGCTCAGGTAGTGGTGACTTAGCATTTTCTACAAGAAACGGTGGTACTTGGGGCGAAAAAGTCAGGATTGAAGCTAGCGGGAATGTTGGGATAGGCACTAGCAGTCCAGATGCTCAAGGAGGAAACCAAAGCACTATTTTGAATCTCGAAGGGTCAGATAACCTTGTTTACTTTTCAGGAGGAAGCGGGGGTAATGCTGTAGATGATGGCCTAGCAATAGAAGGCGTAGCCACAGGGGTCACTTCTGGAGATAAACGAACTGGCTCTATCTTGATGACAAGAGCCAACACTTCTACCACTTCGTTAGATTCTAAAATTGCTTTTTATACTACGGCCTCAGGAAGTCACACAGAACGCATGCGGATCGACGCTAGTGGGAATGTAGGTATTGGTACTAGTTCGCCTGACGCAAAATTTCATTCATATCAATCAGCGGCAAACTATGCGGCACACTTTGAATCTGCTAATGCAAACTCTTACGGTGTATGGGTTGAAGAAGGTGCAAGTGCTAATAATGGCTACCCCTTACTAAGCGTTACAGATAATGGAGGTTCTACTCAATATTTTAGAGTAGATAGTGGAACAGGGAATGTTGGTATCGGTACTAGCAGTCCAACTTCTGACCTTTCAGTAGGCTCTACAACAACATCTTCGGGAGACATTGCACTACGCACAACTAAGACTGCCGCAGTTATTGCGCCAAGTAATACAGCCGCAGGTGGCTTAGACATAGGCGTTGGCTGGGTCAGTGGCGGTCAAGGGCCGCTTACGTTTAGCCTTACTGGTGCAGAAAAAATGCGCCTTGACACTAGCGGCAACTTGCTGGTTGGTACTACTAATGTAAACCCTGCGGCAAACAATGTAACAGGTCATGCTTTAAAAGCTGGAGGATTAGCTGAACATGCTAACTCTGGTGCTGTCGTAATGCGTTTGAATAGAACTGACTCTGACGGTGATATTCTTCAGTTTTATAAAGGAACCAGCACAGTCGGTAGTATTGGTGTCGCTGGTTCGCGTCCGTATTTGGCAAATAACGTCAACTTTGGCATCAAGCTAGATGACTTTGGAGGTGGACAACTTCAACCAGCCACAACCGCTGGAGCTGTGCAAGACGCCGCGTGTAGCCTTGGCGGCTCTAGTGTCCGCTGGAAAGACCTTTACCTGTCAGGCGGTGTCTACCTAGGCGGCACAGGTTCAGCCAACAAGCTGGATGACTATGAAACTGGAACGTGGACGCCCGTAGCAAGTGGAACGTGGACAACCACTCCTACAAGTTTATCTGGTCGGTATATTAAAATTGGCAATTTTGTTTGGATAGAAGCAAAAATGACTGGAGGAGCAAAAGCATCTGCCACATCAGGGTATTTAACTGGTCTTCCTTTTTCTACTAATAACAGCTTTGGAGGTACTGGCTCTGTTGTAGATTCAGGGGTTACTGAACATGGCTCTTGTCTTTTTCAAAATACAGATAGAATCTGGCTTACGGATACAGCCTTTGGAACGGATACTGTATACGTAACTGGAGGTTATGAAATAGCCTAATTATCTCAAGTGGATTCTTGAGACGGACTAACAGGAGAAAACAATGGCTTTAACTAAAAGCGTAACAGCAGACAAAGTAGAAGTAGTCACAGGACAAGACGAGGACGGCAATGACGTAACCTCTGTTCAAGTACGGACTGCTACTAAGGTACTCGAAGACGGCGCTGTAATTTCACAGTCGTATCACCGTCATGTAATTCAGTCAGGTGACGACTGGTCATCTGAACCATCAAACGTGCAGGCTATCTGCAACGCAGTATTTAGCTAAGGAGAAAACTAATGGCTACATGGACTATCGCAAACCTTGAGCGTAACGTGGCAGACGGCGGTGTAACCGTTGCACACTGGCGTGTTACTGAATCTGAAACTGTTGGTGACGACACATTCACTGCATCCTCTTACGGCACTGTAGGCTTTACACCTGACGCTGATGCTGACGGCTTTGTAGCTTACGATGACCTTACTGAGTCTGCTGTACTGGCATGGGTACATGAGTCAGTCGATCAGGACGCTACTGAGGCGGCACTGACAGCCAACATCGAAGCACAGAAGAACCCTGTGTCTGCTGATGGTATGCCTTGGTAATGCCTGAGATTGATGACAACACCAGAGTAGCTATACCACTAAGGAACTTAGTTGCTCTTGGTGCTGGCATCGTTATGGCTACTACTGCTTACGTAACTCTTGACACTCGTATTATCTCTATTGAACACGGTCAGGAAATACAGAACATGAACATACTGGAAAACTCTGCGTTTGTTCGTGAGTGGCCTCTAGGTCTACGTGGTGCGTTACCAGATGATCTTATACAGAACGCTAAGATTATGGCTCTGGAAGAACGCAACGTAGAGATACACGAGTTACGCAGGCAGCTAAACAAGATAGAAGTAGAAATAGGTAAGTTAAATGCACAGATAACTGTGGACCATCAGAGCGGTAAGGAATAGTCATGTCAGATCTAGAGCAAGCATTAAGTCGGTTAGAAGCTCATGAGCGTGAGTGTAGTATTCGTTATGAAATGATTCAGATGCAACTGGACGCACACAATCAACGCTTTGATAAGCTTGAGAAGATGATGACAGGTGGCTTTGCTTCTATTGCTATTATCGTGACTATGGCTATTGCTATCTTGGAGTTTGCTAGATGATTGAGTCGCTCATAGGGCCTGTTACAGGGCTTCTGGACAAGTTTGTACAAGACAAGGACCAGAAGGCTAGGTTAGCTCATGAAGTCGCTACAATGGCTCAGAGACACGCTCAGGAGCTTGCTAAGTCACAACTAGAGGTTAACAAGGTAGAAGCAGCACACAAGTCCTTATTTGTCTCTGGTTGGAGACCTGCTGTTGGCTGGTGTTGTGTACTAGGTATGATGGGCAACTTTATGGTCATACCGTTTACCAACTTTGTTTTAGCTCTGTTGGCTATTGAAGTTACTATACCACTCATTGACCTAGAGACTATGATGCCTGTACTAATGGGTATGCTTGGTCTTGGTGCTATGCGTTCTTATGAAAAAACCAAGGGCGTATCAAGGGAAAAGTAAATGGCAAAGAGATCCCCTACAATTGCTTACAAGCCTTCTTTTGGAACCGGGATGTTTACGGGAGGAGAGTTTGGTGGTGGGCCTTCTGTTCCTCCAGAGTTTAATGATGCGCCTCCGGGAAGAGACGAAGGCCCTAGTGAAGATTTAGGATCAGAAGACAGTATATTTCAGATTCTTTATGACACTATTATTGGCGAGCAAGGAGTTCCGCAAGGAGTTTCTCCGGAAGTTCTTTCGGCAATAGAAGGTAGATTTAGAGCAAATCCAAACATTTCTGTATTAGAAGAAATAGCAAGGCAAATAGCAGAAGCTGGCGGCTATGACGAATGGCTAGAGCAACAAGAAGATGACGATGATTCTACTGAAGAAGAATTTAATGAAGAAAGCTCTATTCAACAAGTTTTAAACGAATTTAGAGAAGCCGGAGAAGAAATAACCAAAGAACAAGAAGAAACCTTTAGGGACATCTTTAAAACAATAAAGGATGTTGTTACTGGAGCAATCCCAACTAATAAAAAAGATTTTGAAAAGTTACTTACAAACGTTTTAAACGGTGTAGCTGGCGTATCTGGAGAATGTGAATCTTGGACAGAAAGAGTTCCTGATGGTGAGGGCGGTACATATCAAGGTTGGAAAGATTGCGTAAAAATTGGTAGCCTTCTTTCTATACCCGGTATAGATATTCCCATGCCTCCCGGCATAGTTGATATTACTTGGAAAGACCTTGAGGACGCAGTTAAAGAAACTGGTCAAGACATTAAGGATATTATATCAGATCCCGGTGGTTGGTTAGAAGACACGGCAGAAAAAGCAAAAGAAAAAGTTAGAAAAGTTTTATCCAAAATCAAAGGCGGCATAAGTGATAAAGATCTTGAAGACATTATCAGAGATGCTGTTGGTGGAAGTATTGGCGCATGGATCGGTGGATACATACAAAGCAGTATAGAAGAAGAAATTGAAGAGGCGTTTCCGCAACTTTTTATTACAGATCCTAATGAGACAGAAGAGTGTGCTAACGGGGCAGTTAACTATCCAGAATGCACAGAGTGCCCTGAAGGGTTTTTCTTTTCAAAGCAAACAGAACGATGTGAGCCAACTAAGCAAGCACCTGAAGTGCCTGAAGAATGTCCTGAAGGAACGGTTTATTCAGAAGAAACAAAAAAGTGTGAGCCAATAAAACAAGCTCCAGAAGTAATTGAAGGCCCAACAGAAGAGGAATGCCGAAGTCAGGGCAGAAAGCATATTCCGGCAGACGCTAAGAGAGGAACGCCTAGCGAGTGCGGAGAGCCAATTAAGCAAGCTCCAGAAGTAATTGAAGGCCCAACAGAAGAAGAGTGTACTGATCAGAATAGAATCTACATTCCTGCAAACGCTAAACTTGGTACGCCTAGCAGGTGCGGTGATTTTATTAGAGAGGCTCCAATAGTTCCTGAGGGTCCAACAACAAAAGAGTGTGCAAATCAAAACAGAACACACATACCAGAAGATACTAAGCGAGGAACGCCTAGTAAATGTGGTGGTTGTGCATCTGGCTACGAAGTAAACGAAGGTGGCGAGTGTGTAGAAACATTAACGCCTTGTTCTGGTGATCAAATACGTAATGAAGCAACTGGAGAATGCGAAGATCCACCACCAGATTACGTAGAAGACGCTCCCTGCAAAACCCCTAGCGGAGTAGACGGCACGTATGATGCCGACGGTAACTGCGTTGAAGATCCAGAGCCAGAGCCAGAGCCTGAACCAGAGCCTGAACCAGAGCCTGAACCAGAGCCTGAGCCACAACCTCAGCCTGAACCTGAGCCAGAGCCGGGTGATACTGATGGTGATGGTGACGATGATGGTTCTTTTGGTTTTACAAACGGCGAAGTAGTTGAGGGTGGTAATGACTTTGGTATGTGCCCTGACGGATTTACTCCAAGGGCAGATAAACAGGGAAGTAATTGTTTTGCTGCAACAAATCCATGTGAAAGCTCTGACTATGCAGAAGCTAATCCGGTTGAGTGTGCTAGTTTTCTTGCTTCAGATCCTGAACCTGAGCCACAACCTCAGCCTGAACCTGAGCCACAACCTCAGCCTGAACCTGAGCCACAACCTCAGCCTGAACCTGAGCCAGACCCTGATCCTTCGCCAGTAATACCTCCTGAGCGTGCAGAAGGTAGCCCGTGCGAAACTAGTGGGCGAGAAGGAGTTATTCAAAACGGTATCTGTGTTCCTACAGAAGTTTTTGAACCAACACCAACCTGTAACGACCCTAACGCAACTGTTGCAGAAGACGGAAGCTGTGGTCCTTGTAAAGAAGGGTTCACTGTAGATATACAAACTGGTTTGTGTTTAGCCGACTCTGTAGAAGGTTCTTGCCCCAACGGAGCTAAAGATTATCCTTTATGTTCAGAGTGTGAAGACGGTTCTAGGCCAAGCGACCACGAAGGAGATCAGTGTTTAGGCGAAATAATTATAACTCCTGAACCGGAACCCGAACCTCAGCCTGAACCAGAACCAGAACCTGAGGTAGAACCTGAGGTAGAACCTGAGCCAGCAGCAGGTGGCGGTGGTGGTGGTGGCGGAGGCGGACGCTCAGGAATGCTATCAGGCAATGTAGACTGGGCAAGACAACCGTTTACTGCTGTAGAGTACCGTGCCCCAACCAGAGCTATTAACGTGCTTAATAACTTTATTGAAACAGAAGTAACACAATCTTTGGTACAAAACAGTGCCCAAAAGAAAGGAATGTTTGACGTATGACATACTTAAACTTAATGAATGGCGTACTACGTCGGATGCGTGAAGACGAAGTAAGTACGGTTAATGAATCTACGTACTCTAAAATGGTTGGTGACTTTATTAATGACGCTAAAAGAATTGTAGAGGATTCTTGGGACTGGTCAGCACTTAGGACTACTTTAACAATCACTACTACTGCTGACGTTTTTAATTACGTTTTAACAGGCAGCCAGAACAGAATTAAAGCGCTTAACGTAATCAATGATACAGCTAATTTGTTTATGGAATACAAAACAGCTACTTTTTTTGATGAAGCTTACTTAATATCTGATCCACGCAAAAGCGCTCCTACGTGTTATACGTACAACGGTGTTGATAGTAATGGCGATACGCAAATAGACATTTACCCTACTCCAGAAAAAGAGTACACCATTCGCTTTAACTGTGTTAAAAGAACAGGTGATTTGACTGTCGATGACGACAGGCTAACAATACCTAGCATGCCGGTAATACACTTGGCTGTTGCTTTACTAGCCCGTGAACGTGGAGAAACAGGAGGCACGTCTGCTCCTGAGTACTTTAAAGTTGCTGAGAATTATATGTCTGACGCTATTGCTTTAGACGCTCAAAAGCATCCAGAAGAAGTAATCTTTTATACCCCTTGAGGTAAAATATGGCACAAAAACTTAACAGTATAAATTTGGTTGCGCCTGCCTTTAAAGGGATCAATACAGAAGATTCTCCGCTGCAGCAAGACCCGTCGTTTGCTGAAATAGCAGATAACGCTGTAATTGACAAACGTGGCCGTATTGCAACACGTAAAGGCCATGATGTTATTACAACAAACAAAACTGCATTAGGCACGGCAACTCTTAGAGCAATCAAAGAGTTTAAAGACGACGCTGGCAACACTAAAGTTTTTTCTGTAGGTAACAACAAGATTCTTAGCGGTACAACGACGTTGGCTGACGAGACTCCCGGTAGTTACACCATTTCTGCAGACAACTGGAAGATGGTCAACTTTAACGACAAAATATACTTCTTCCAACGTAGCCATGAACCCCTTGTGTACGATAACGCAGGAGGCTCTGTAATCAAGCTCAGTGCTGTTTCTGGGGCTGCTGGAGTTACTAGCGCCATGTACGGTAACGAAGTCCTAGCAGCGTATGGCAGGCTATGGACAGCAGACTTTGGTGCTGACAAGTCTACCGTGTACTGGTCTGATCTTTTGATAGGTCATGACTGGTCCGGCGGCACTAGTGGGTCTATTGACATATCTAAGGTATGGCCTGACGGTTACGACGAGATTGTATCGTTAGCAGCACACAACGGTCTGTTAATTATTTTTGGCAAGCACAGCATTGTTGTTTACGAGGGTGCCGAAACTCCAGCTACAATGGCCTTGTCAGATACTGTAGCAGGTGTTGGTTGCGTCGATCGTGACACTGTACAGCACACAGGTACTGACGTATTGTTCTTGTCACACACCGGTCTTAAGAGCTTCGGTAGAACAATACAAGAAAAGTCAATGCCCATGGCTAACTTGTCAAGTAGTATTACTAAAGACATTATTAGCTTGTTGCAAAACGAAACTAGTTTTTACCGGTCTGTCTACAGTCCTGAAGAAGGTTTTTATTTGCTAACTTTTGTAAATCAAAACGTAACTTATTGTTTTGACGTAAGAGGCACATTAGAAAACGGTTCTTACCGTGTGACTCGTTGGCCCGGCACAGGGTTCACGTCCTATGGTAGACTTGAGAATGGTAAGTTGTACATAGGTACTACGGAAGGTATTAGCGAGTACAGTGGTTACAGTGACAACGGAACTAAGTACCGTTTTAAGTACTACAGTCCGGGTTTGACATTTGGTGACCCTTCGATGTTAAAAAGAGTCAAGAAGATTAGACCAACTTTGGTAGGCGCTAACAGTGCCACAGTATTTCTTAAGTGGGCCTATGACTTTGACACAGCCTACAGAACTGCAGAATTTACTGTAGGAAACCAGCAACCTGCTTTTTATAATGAAAGTGAGTTTAACGTGGGTGAGTTTACCGGAGGTGAGCTTACGTCACGGAGAGCCGTCAACGCTACAGGTGGTGGTGGAGTTATCAACATAGGTTTGGAGGCAGATATTAATGGTTTTGCTTTGTCTCTTCAAGAAATTAACGTATTAGTTTTAAAAGGTAAAGTACTATGAGCAACTATAGTAAAACTACTGACTTTGCCGCTAAGGACAGTCTACCTTCTGGAGACAGCGGTAAAATCATTCGTGGCTCTGAATTTGAAACGGAGTTTGATGCAATTTCTAACGCTATCGCTACTAAGGCAGACATAGCATCACCAACATTTACAGGGACAGTAACAATTCCTGCGCTGACGTTTACAGGTACACTGTCTACAGGAACAATTGACGGAGGTACGTACTAATGGATCCAGACTTTTTAGCGCTTTTAGGTTTAGGCGGAGGAGCCGGTCTTCTGTCGGAATCGTATAAAGACCTTGGCAAACTAGGAAGAGAGGCTTTTCAACGCTTTGGAGAAGGGTACACTGACCCCGACACTGGAGAGTTTACACCGGGTCTTGCTGGCGAGTTAGCAGGAATGCTGGAGTTTCAGCCTTACACTGTTACTACAGCTACTGGTGGACAGTTTGGCATGGCTACAGACCCTACTACAGGTCAAACGACTTACCAACTAGACATGTCTCCTGACGAACAGGCTCTTCAACAAGAGCTTCTTAAGCAAGCTACAAGCTTCTACGGTCAGGCGGCGACACCTTCTGAAGAACTTGAGCAGGACGTTTTGGGCCGTATGCGTGAACTTAGGGCACCTGCCGAAGAACAGGCCAGAGCAGAACTAGAGCAACGTTTAGCTGCTCAGGGACGTTTAGGTACACGTACGGCAATGTTTGGCGGAACTCCTGAGCAGTTAGCAATAGCTAAGGCAGAGCAACAAAGAGAGTCTGAAGACATTTTACGTGCCATGGAGTTTGCAAGGGCCGACCAAGACAGACAAGCGAAACTTGGTGCAGGAATGCTAGAGGCATCTTACTTGCCACAAGGTCAGTTACTGGCTGCGTTACAGCCCGGAATGACAACAGCAGAACGTCAGCGACAAGCGTTGTCTGAACAAGCACAGACTTACGGTGAAACCTATGCTTCAGCAATTAATGCACTACTTTCGGCTGGTATGGGCCAAGCAGGCATTATAGGGGACGTAGGTTCGGGCTTAGTTTCAAGGGCTGCTGCTGGTCTGTTCAGTTAACATAAAGGATTAAATCATGGCACGTATATCATCAAATGTACTTCAAGGGCTTTCGTCGCCTTCTTTTGGACGAGGGATGTTTTCCGTGGGTGAAGCTATTGGTGGAATCCCCGGTCAAATGAAGGCTAAAAAAAAGCAAGACAAGTTTAACGAAATCATGAAAAGAGGTCAGGCAGCTATGGCTTCAGCAGAGCCTGATCCTGTCGTTCTTTCTGGTATTGCTCAAGAGTTGTCCGCTTTAGGGTACACTAAAGAAGCGCAACAGTTTGCTGATGCTTCACGTAATCGGGGTTTACAAGCTGCTCAAAGGGCTAGGGTTGGTGGTTTGCTGACTCAAGCTAGTACTTCGAAAGGTATTACTCCGGAATACGCTCAGGACTTTGTAGCTGCTGGTGGTACTTTAGAACAACTAGCGCAAGGAAGGGAAGCAGCAAAAACATTAGACGAACCTCTGCGTGAACAAGGCCGTGGTCGATTACGTCAAATGGCCAGATCAAAGTTGTTTGATGACCAAGATCCTAGTCAAATGCAGGGATATCGGAATGTTGCAAAAAGGTTTAAGATTACTGAAAACGAGGCTGCACAAATTTTAACTCAAGAACGTGGAACAATGATTGAAAGGGCTAAAACAAAGGCGACCGTCACAGGTAAACCTAGTTATACTACAGTAGGTAAAATAAGAGACTCTAGGGGTTTACCTTACAACTTAACTGAAGTAAGAACAGGACCGGGTGTTGACGACATTACAATCAATTATGAACCAATAGGGCATGAAACAGACTGGACTGCTACGTTAGAAGACGGCAAGGTAAACAAACCGACTTTCTTAGGAGGCGCTTACACTGAATCAGGAACAGACAAATCAGGAAGGGCTATTGAAGAAGCTGAAGCAAAAGCAGACATAAACGTCTTAGAGGCAAAAGGCATAAGAGAAGTTCAAAACTTTGAAGACGTACGGGACAAATCAATGCAGCGATTTCCTGCAGTACGAGAAGGCCTTAACGACGTTAACACCCTGTTAGAAATTGTTGAAGAACTCGAACAAGGCGGTAGTTTAACGGCTATGCAAGACAGAGTAGAAAAAGTCTTAGGTGTACAGACAGAAGATGCCGGTGTGTTTAATAATTTAGCAAAAGAACTTTTAGTAAATCGTATCAAAGCCTTTGGTGCTAACCCAACAGAAGGCGAGCGTAACTACCTTGAGCAACTGATACCTTCGCTAGAAAACACACAAGAAATTAATACTGCGATTCTAACTAGAATGAAGGAAAGACTCGAAAGAGAAAGAGCGTCTATTTTTTACATAACGCAACCTAATACAACAAGGGATTCGTACATAAACTTTGTAGACGGCCTGTACGTTACTGACGGTGCTGGCACATCAACAGATACAGGCAACAAAGTAGTTGACTTTGGCGACATATAATAAGGAATAGACATGGCAGAACAAGAATTGATGGACGTTAAGTTTGCCAATGGCAACGTCCTTAAAAATGTCCCCGTAGGTACTTCCAGAGAAGTTATCCTTGACAAAGCAATGAGCGCAGGTCTTATTGACAGCATGGACCAAACTCCCGGAGGAAAAACGGCGGCTGAAAAGATTAGAGACTTTAGCTTAGAAAACCTAGACATTCCTGCCGGGATGGTTGGTTCTTATGGAGGAGCTAAGGCCGCTGGTTTAGCGACCGGAGGAAACCCCTACGCTATTTTAGCGGGAGGTATTGCTGGAGGAGCCGCAGCTACTTACGGTGCTGAAAACATAGAGGATTTACTACAGGGAAAAGAAATAGACCATCTTAATGCGGCAAAAGAAGGCTTACTAAGCGCAGGTGTTGACGTTGCTCTTCTTACCGTAGGTAAAGGGTTCTTAGGGCCTCTTGTTAGTCTTGTTAAAAGGAACACCTCGCTAGGTAAGTCTGCTGACGAAACAGCAAAAGAGTTTCTAGCCCAAGCACCTGTCGGTGAGGCAGTTGCTGGAAGCGAAGAGTCTATACGTGCTTCTCAAAGAATTCTTTCAGAACAAGGAGCTACGTTAACGCCTTATCAGGCTACTGGCGGTAAAGAACTTACGCAGAGAATTGCCGATACAGGTATTCTTTCTCAGAGCGTTGGCCAAAGAAACTATGACAGAGTTAATGAGATTGTTCAAGAGTCTTTTGACGAGTTGGTTGCTGGAGTAGGTAGGGAAGGGATTCAACCTTCTGTTCTTGGGCAAGAAATGTTTAGCGTAATTGACCAAGGTCGTAACGCAGCTTTCAATATCTATGAAAAAGGAATGAACGACGTAATTTCTAGGGTAGGAAAAACAAGAGTAAACACAGGTCAATTCAAGCGTCAAGTTGAGCGTTTTATTGAGGCAGGTCAGAGGGCAGGTAAAAAGCAAGGCTTTAACATGCTGGACAATAAAGCTGAAGAGTTCGCTATAAGTGTTATTCAAGACCTAAGTAGGATGAAAAACATGTCTGCTTCTAACCTCATCGACTATGAGAAGAAGCTGATGAAGGACATGAGAAAATTTAGTGATTTAAATTCAGACTCTTACAACAACGAAGCCGCCAGAGACCTTGCTAAAATGTCAGAAATGATACGCATGGCGGTTCAACGTGAGTTAAAGCGCATAGACCCCTCAGCGGCGGCTGAGTACGCAGCAGTTAAGAAAGCTTATGGAGAGACTATTGAAGGAATTCTTCCAACAAATGTTAAAAGTTTAGTAGAAAACGCTAAGGCAGGACAGTACGCCGCTTTAGGAGGACTTGCGGCTTCTTCAGGAAGCTTGGACAACCTGAACTCAATGATTAAATCTTTACGTACCTCTCATGCCGCAATCAGAAAAACAGGGGGAACTCCTCCGGCATCTTTAGATGAGGCAATGGCTAAACTTCAGGAAGGTTACTTAAAAGTACTCATGCCTGAACTAGGCTCTGGAACCTTTGATATACAGAAATTTAAAAAGCTGGCTGCTCGTTTTGAAAGGGGTAAAGACGCTGAAAAACTTAAGATTCTTTTTGGCGATAAAGCACCGAAAGTACGTCAGTTATTTAACCTGATGTCTGAAGCGTCACAGTTTCCTAGTAGTAACATTGGTGAACTTATGTTGCGAACTAAGGAATATGGAGCCGGTACTGAATTATTGAGGTTTGGTCCTTCGTTAGTGGCAGGGACAGCTGCGGCTCCTGTAGTAGGGACCGCTGGTGGGTTAGCAGGTGCTGCTGCGATCTTGACTATGCCTGTCTTCCTAGCCAAGGCCGCTTACAAGCCAGCTAACGTAAACAGACTAATAACTTTTCAGAATAAAAACTTTGCTTCTAGAGACGCAATGCTAACTGCTGCAGGCAACTTAGTTACTGACATAATGACATCGTTGCCTGAAGAAGACCAAGCAGAAGTCCGTAATTACATAAGAAGACAAGAAGAAGTAAACAGAGACCTGCAAGCAGAACAAGTGTCTGCACCTATGCGTAACATGGTGATGTAGGCACTAGAGACGCTCTAGCACCCACTTCAGGCCCATGATCTCTCCCCGTATCTCGTTATTTCGGGCTGCGGGGATAGACTTCTGTAGTTTGTTCTCAAGTACTCTTATGCGTATCTCAATATCACGTTTAATGTTCATAAACACACCTTGAAAGAACGGGGGCACTAAGGCCCCCTTTTGTTTACAACTCGCAGTTATTACCTGTACAAGCCAACTGTTGTGACCCTTCAGTCATGTCAGAGTTCTCAGAGATGTTCCAGTCGATGGTCTCAGGAAACTCCTCCTTCAACTTCTCAAACGTCTCCAGATCAATAGGTTCATAAGGAGCCTGTTGGTACGTATGCTCTGAGTAGGGTAGGAAGCTTACGCCACTGATCTTGTCGAACTTGTTGTACAACCACTGACCCACCTCAAGGAACTCATCGTCACGATAGTAACACGTCATTGACGGCTTATGTTCACACCAGAAGTCCTGATAGATCTCCCAAAGCTCAAGTTGCTCCATAGCACCCATCTCAGAGGCCACCACAGCCCCCTCAGGCGACTTTATGGGGAAGGAGAATACCTTGGTAGTGGGTGACATTACGTCGTCCTCTACGGGCACTCCAGCGGCTTCTAGGACTTGACAGAGGGGGTCTCTTGCATCTGCTCTAACTCGTCTAATGTATTGATCTGCATATCTAGGGTGGATGCCAGAAGCAGAATCAACCAACTGACTAACAGTACCGGAAGGTTTAACAGCAGTAATGGCAGTGCTAAGATTAATACCAAGCTTGCTAGACCATTCCGCATTAGTACTAATCGCTTCCTCTTTGAGAACAATGAGCCACTCCTTAAGTTTTTCACGGTCTTCCCTCCCTGACAACACAGCGTGATCCATGATGCCTGTTAGTGATACACCTAGTAGTGCTTCTTCTTCTGTATTCTTCTGCCACACCTTACGTAAGTAGCGGAAGTCGGTTAGCGTAGCCTGAAGAGACCCAAGGATAGCCGCAACACGAACTTTTCGTTTGAGGTCTGACAACGTATCTCCTGCCCTGACAACAACTTCCGATAGATTGCAGAACTGGTAGGGCCTGAGGATGATCTCTGAGCATGGATTAGTTCCAAAATCATAGGTAGCATCTCGTCGCTCATTCTTTGCAGCTTGCTTTTGACTTGCGACTCTAGAGAACATTCCTCGTTCTCCGGAGCGGGACTCGTATAAACTTTTCCACTCATTTAAAAA